CAAATTACGCATTTGTATAAACCTAGCAGGTAATGCTAAGTTCTGCTGTCCCGCTACAGTAGATGCAGTCTGCTTAGACTCCATAGCACGAATGCGGAGTAGGCGATTAAACCTAGACTCCGCTAATGCTATAAACTCTGGAATACGATCAGTCAGATCATCACGATCCATCCAGTTCGCTACAGCCGTTTGTAGTTCTGTATAGTTTGATATAGCCATTATCTACGAGAAATGTAATATACTTTGTCGTTTAGTTGTGGGTAGTTAACTTGGGTGTTGCCCGGTTGTGGGGATGCGTATAGCCACATAGTTATAGCCTCGTTGGTGTTGTGCGTAAGAAAGCGTTATCAGGATCATTAAGATACTTTTTCATTAACTTGGTATCTTTCTCTATTGCACCATTTGTTTCTTTCATCCACTGTTCCCATATCCCTACAGGAATAGATGCTACTCTCATACCATGCTGTTGCTTACCAAAGGTACGCTTGTCACCATAGTTATTTAATAATTCTTTATTGTTATTTAATATACCTTCTACATCTTGGTGAGTAACAATACTAGCAGTACCATCAGAGTGTTCTTCTACTGTAGTTTTACGGTAATGCTTCTCTCTCATAGCGGTAATGATCCTCTATCTTTAGACATTGCTTTTAATTGTTTAACTGCTTTCTGTACAGATGCTTTAACAGTGTAAGGTTTTTCTTTTACTGTTTGCTCCTTAGGTTGTTTAAGACCTTCTTTAAGTAGTTTTTTGCTCATAGTTTCCTCAGAAAGAAAGGCTCCCCCGAAGGGGAGCCAAACTCATTACGCCGCTTTCACGCCGATTACTGCACCGTTAGCCTGACCATTCTTACCACGAAGGCCATACTCAGCAATCATCATCTGCTGTACGGAATCACCAGTCTTAGCAAGGGTTTCGGTTGTAAATGGACGCAAATAATCAATGCTCCAAAAATCAAAATCCAAGACATACAACTGGTTTGCTAGACACAGACGGCTAGGTACAATTTTAAACGTACCAAAGTCTGTAACGATTACATCAACAGAGTTGACCGCATGGGCGGGTGACGCTTTATCATGGTTAGTCACAATATCAGCAACGACAGAACCTGCCAAAGCCGACATCTTAACTTTCAATGACGCATCACACATGATGATGTCAGGGCTACCACCTGCTTCCCAAACCTGCTGTACGCAATCATTGACCATATCCATAGTCAATACAGCGTCAGCACCTGCGGCGGCCGCAACAGCCGTACCATCACCTGCGTTAGCAATAGGAGCCGCAGGGCCTGCTGATCCATCAATGATGTTGGAATCAGCCGCAGTAGAATCGCCAAGCCAAGACATCAAGGCCGCAGTCTTACGGGCAACACCTGCCGCACCTGCCGCTTTAACATCTTCACCAGTAAGCATCAACTCCATGTCACGCTTAATTTCTTTAGCGCGTTTGGCAAGTTGATACGCTTGCGAGGACTTACGACCCGCCCAATCAACGGCTTCTGCTGTACCTGAAGTCTGAACAGCCTTCTCAGAAATCTGAGTCTGGTTGGTCAACTTAACAGGCTCGACAACAGCCAAAGATGTGGGATTGTCACCTTCAAGTTTCTGATTTGCGGCGGCGGGGGCTAACTCATCTTTCTGCCACTCGAACAGAGTGTTTGAGCAAGAGCCTTTGCCTGCACCAGACATGAAGGGCGTGTCCATAGGACTAATGTTATAAATGATATCACTAAGGTCTTCGCGTACTTGTACGCCACCAAAGGTCAATCGGGTATTTCCGGGAACTGCCATAGCAGATTACCTCCTTTGTTAAATGTCTACAAAATCCTCAAAGAGAGATACAGAATCATTTACATGACCGCTCTCTTTAAGACGCTTCATGGAGGCAATACGTTTACTACGATCCTTGTCGGCTTTCTTAACACCACCTTTACCAGATCGTACAACCTTGGGTTTGTTTTTTAACTTCTTTGCTTTAATGTCAGACTTCTGAAGAGCATCATATTTTTGAGCCTTCATTAGTACAATCATCGATCTGTGGTCAATCAGTTCTTTTAACTCTTCCTGAGTAAATCCCTGATCTGATGCGTAAGAGGTTAACTCACTTGCTAACTTAGTGCGTTTTTCAGAATCAGCCCATTCAGGTACGGCTTCTATTAGCCTTTTGTATTCTTCCTGTACAGCCATCTGTCGCGCTTGTTGCAATTGAGCATCCTGCGCTTGAAGTGCTTGTTCGCGTTCAGAGTTTATTTTCTGAACATTTTCTTGCGCTTCACGCATTTCCTCTCGTTTCGTAATAAATGAAATAGGGTCTGTTTGTCGCAGATTTTCCCAATCAATATTTTGAAACTGTGCAAGACCACTGGCAGAAGTTTCTGCAAATTGTCCAAGTGTTTCTATGTATTGCTGACGCTCTGCTTGTGCTTGAGAAATTTCGTTAGCCCATTGCTGTTGCATTTCGACCATCTTATTTCTTTCGCTTGCAAGTTCTTGCGTTTTACGAGTATAGTCAGACTGTCGGGAGTACCCTTTAACAAGTTCGTCAAGACCGACTTCCATCTCTTCTCCGTCAACTTTAACGGAATAGACTTCTTCGACCTCTTCTTCCTCATCTTCGTCTAACTCTTCCTCTTCAGATTCTTCCTCAACTTCGGTTTCTTCTTCGAGGACATCCTCTTCCAATGGTTCGTCTTGAGTTTCCTCAGTAGACTCTTCAACATTTTCGGTAGGTTCGCTTGCCTCAGTTTCTGGTGTGACCTCTTCAGGTTCCAAAAGTCCAAGGAAAGCACTTTGTGCTTCGGCTATACTGCCTTGCTCTACTGTTTGCGGGTCAATGGTGTCCGCCATTACAAATTCTCCTATATTGAGTATTCCTTAAGTTTCTTTGCCATCTCTCCAGATTCAACAATACTGGTTAGATGAAGGCGCAGTCTTTCAAGGAGTCGTAAAGAAAGCCACAATTGTTCGCGACTTTCGACATCTTTTACACTTGAGTTATACCAAGTGTTATTTATTTCTTCCTCTAGTTTTTCAAATGCTTCTGTATATAATGGATCGTTAAGTAAATTTTTTGCTCTGGCTTCTCTATCCACCTATTAAAACACCTCTATTTTGATCTCGTTCCAATGCTAATTCTGCGGCTTTTAACTGTGCGTCTACTGCCGCTTCTTGAGCATCCTGTTGTACTTTCATCATTTTAACTTGGAGTTCACCTTGTTTGATTTCAAGTTCTTTCATTTTGTTTTGTTGTTCCATAGCCATAGTTTGTTCTTCTGGAGATGGCCCTTCTTGCCCTTCTTGTGGAGGAGGCGGTGGGGTTAAGAAGTCATCGACATTTTGGTATCCCATAGCCTTAATAAGAGCCGCACCAAGGTTATACATATTTTGTGGTGTTACAATAGGTAATCCACCTGACATAGCCTGTGATGCAAATGAAAGCATATTAGATAAATGAGCCATCTGTTGATCCTTAGAGCCATTGCCAAGAGCAACCGATACAGTGCAATCCATCTTGTCACTCCACATATCGGGACGTACTGGAACCCATTCGTTACGCAACATAACAACACGCTCCTTATCCTGATACTTTAAGAGAAGTTCATAGATGCAGTTCATTAATTGTTTAACACCTGTTTCTGCAAACTGACGAGCAATTAACTCAACTCTACTTTGGGCGTTGGTCATCACCGCATTAACCGCTGTAGCCGTTGTGTGGCTAGTTAAAGCGTCTGCGTTAATACCTTGGGTATTTTTGTTTACGCCAGACCTTGCTTCCCTTACCTCATCCAAGTATCCAAGCATCTGGAATGAGTATGGTTCAAGAGGAGGGGTAGCCAAAGGCATGACTGCATTGGGTGATTTGACTCTAACAATACCGCCCGGGCGCTGTGTAAGAAGGTCATCAAGGTTAGCCTGACCCTCTAGTACAGCATAGCGACCAAAGTTCTGGTTATAGGCATTGTCCATTAGGTTACGCATAAGTGTAGACTTAATTAACTGTAAGTCCATAACAAGATCAGCCACAGAAAGACCAAAGAATTTATGCGGGATTTTTAAAGGAGTGATACTAACAAAAGGTTTTTTATCTATTTCCTCATTAGAGAATATATAACTACCTACACTGCATACTTTTCTAAGTTCTGCAATGCCATCTTCATC